AAAAAAGCTTGCGGAGGCGAAGTAACCTTTGTTAACGCTAAAGGTTTTAGCAAAATGCTTCCAGGAAAACGTAAGCAAACTAAATTAGGATAATGGCTAGCGATAGTTTAAAAAAATGGTTTGATAGAAACGACGGAAAAGGCTGGGTTGATTGCAAGACTGGCAAAGCTTGTGGTCGTAAAAAAGGCGAAAAAAGAAAAAGTTATCCTGCATGTAGGCCAACCATGGCTCAATGTACCTCTGCAGCAAAAAAGAAAAAAGGTCCAAAAGCAATTAGCTGGAAAGATAACAGAGTCAAAAAAAGTAATGGTGGTTTTATAGCTAAAGGCTGTGGTAAAGTTATGAACAACCGTAGAAAAGTAACTACAATAAGTTAGGAGAATAAAATGTTTAAAAGAACTAAAATGTATGCTGCTGGTGGACCTGTAAAAGGAACTAAATATATGTCCAAAGGTGGCGCAGCAAAAGGAACTAAATATATGGCAATGGGCGGAGCTGCAAAAGGTACCAAGTATATGTCTAAAGGTGGAGCAGCTAAAGGAACTAAATATATGTCAAAAGGCGGCAAAGTTTAATTTGCACCTTACATGTCATATTTAATTTCTAACATACCGCAGTTTAAATGCTGGGTAAGAAAAGAATTTACAGCAAATCATAGTAATTATCACGGAGAGTATTTGCATGCTCTTGTTATAGCTGTAAATACACTACCAGATAGATCTTTATCATTTCAAGTAGTTTTTACTGGATGTGAAATAGACAATGAAGAAGATGCGCCAAACATTCATGGCGGCGCTATGTGGGCAAGAATGCCTATCCAAGCTTTAGTAGCAGATATTCCTTTAGAGGAATGGCCAACTCCTATGGAAGACCATTTAGCTCAACCTTGGGATTGCTTAAGTCACGAACATTCTGTTGTGGTTTTAGATAGGGTAAGTTCATCTCCCTGGCTTTGTAAAATAGGTGGAGAATTTCATACTGGTAAGTATTTATTTACTGTAGACTATACTGATAACTCAATAGCAGATGACCCTGCTCAACATAAGCAGTCACATGTGTTATATTTAACTGATGCTGGCGAGTATACTGGTAATTTTGTAGCTTTACCTAATAATAGAGTAAGAGCTACGAATCCTGCTTTATGGCGTGTAGGTGAAGGAGCGCCAGATTTTATGCCTTCACAATGGACACATTCAGCAGAACAACATGAGAGTTATATGGACCCAAACGTAACGTTTAACAATCTATATGCTCCAGAGGAAGATTAATTATGGCAACATCTGATAGTACAAATTTTGAACCAAACGTAACTGAGTTTGTTGAAGAAGCTTTTGAAAGATGTGGTCTTGAATTACGTACTGGTTATGATTTGGTAAGCGCAAAAAGATCTATTAACCTTATGTTAGCTGAATGGGCTAATAGGGGTTTAAACCAATGGACTATAGAAGAGGCTACCCAAACTGTTACTGAAAATACTTTAACCTATACCTTAAACTCTAATGTAATAGATATATTAGATTGTAACCTTAGAAGAACTGATGGAAGCGTAACGACTGATTTATCTATGAGAAGATTAAGTCGTAGTGAATATCTTAATATTCCAGTTAAAGCAACAACAGGAAGACCTAGCCAGTTTTTCTTAGACAAACAAAATGCACCAGTTTTAAAAATATGGCCAGCTCCAGAAAATTCTACAGATGTACTAGTGTTTAATAAGCTGGTAAGAATGGATGATGCAGATACGGCTATTAATACTATGGATATGCCTTTTAGATTTTATCCTTGTTTTGCAGCTGGTTTAGCTTATTACATATCAGTAAAGAAAGCTCCAGAAAAGTCAGGTATGTTAAAACAAATGTATGAAGAGGAATTTGAAAGAGCTTCATCAACAGACGAGGATAGGGCTTCATTTAGAATTAGGCCTTATATAAGTTAATGGCTTACGCTTCAGCAAAATTTGCCAGAGCTTTATGTGATAGATGTGGTTTTGAATATAAATTACTAGATCTTAAAAAAGAATGGAATAATTTAAAGACTTGCTCAGAATGTTTTGAAGTAAAGCACCCTCAACTAGAACCTAAACCAGCCATATCAGATCCAGAAGCTTTATACGAGCCTAGACCAAATAACGACGTAGAAGTTGGTGAGGGTTATATACTAAGCAACAATGATAATATAATTGGTAGTCCTATACCTGGTTATAGAATGACATCATCTTTAGGAGAGGTTACAATTACAGTATGACTTATTCAGAGCTAAGCACATTAATTCAAAACTATCTTAATAATGATGAGTCCACTTTTGTTTCAACAATAGCTGATTTTGTAAAAAATGCAGAAGATAGAATATTTAATTTAGTTCAAGAAGATGTATTTCGTAAAAATGTTCAAGGTACGGTTACAACAGGAAACAGATTTTTAACAGCTCCAAATGATTTTCTTCTTAGCTTTTCTTTAGCAGTTATAGATTCAACAACAAACGATTATCATTTTTTGTTAAAAAAACATCCAAGCTTTATGCAAGAATACACTCCAGATTTAAGTGATACTTCTTTAAGAGGTTTGCCAAAATATTATGCAGATTATGATAAAGCATATTCAACATCTTCTAGCTCTGGATCAACAATAGCATTAGCTCCAGTACCAGATGCAAACTACACAGTAGAATTACACTATTTATACAAACCAACAAGTTTAGTTTCAGATACATCAGGTACCTGGTTATCTGTTAATGCTAGGGATGCTTTATTATATGCATCTTTAATTGAAGGCCACACTTTTATGAAAGGTGAGCCAGATTTATTAGCAAATTATGAAAATAGATTCGCGCAGGAAATAGCAAGAATAAAAGAACGAGCCGAGGCAAGAGGTAGACGAGATGAATACCGATATGACTCACTCCGCTCGCAAGTAAGTTAACTTAACAAAAGGAGATAGGTATGAATCCAATCAAGGAACTTGAAGGGAAAAATGTAGCCATTGTTGGCATGGGCAGAAGCTGGTTTGATTACTGCATGGCAAAATCACATGGCGCACAATTCGACGAAGTATGGGCAATTAACGCAGTTTCTGACGTTATATACCATGATAGAGTCTTTATGATGGATCCACCATCTAGGTTTTTAGATACAGATGATGCAGGAGGCCAAACTAATAGTATGGCTAAAGTATTAAAAGAACATCAAGGACCTATATATACATGTGAACTAGACGAAAGATGTCCTGGTCTAGTTGAGTATCCAATTAATGAAGTATTAAAAGAATGGGGATGCCACTATCTTAACAATACCGTTGCTTATGCAATAGCGTTTGCTTTATACAATAAAATAGGACATTTACAAATGTTTGGCGTAGATTTTGGTTATAAAGGTAATTTATATTTTGCAGAGGCTGGAAGAGCTTGTACTGAATTTTGGTTAAGTAAATGTATGAGTGATGGAATGAAAGTGGAAGTAGCTCAGTCAAGTTACTTGCTTGATGCAGCAGTTCCAGCAGAAGAAAAGTTATATGGATATCATCGTTTAGATGATCCTTTGATTGTTTTATCTGATGATGAAGGTAATTTGCAAAGTATGAATCGTAGTGAAGTTGTAAAAAATCAAGAACCAGAAAAAGAAAAAGAACCTGTTTTAATAGATAGAAATGACAGTCATTTAAAAAAAAATGAACCTGTAGAGCCTAACAAATGGTAATAAAAATTACTCCAGATGGTTTGCCTGAATTAGGTATGGTAGAAATTGCTACAACCCAGTATGGAGGCCATCCTCCAGAGTTTTGGGCAAAGCAATTAACAGAAAAAATAGTAGGAGTTTCAGACGATAATGAAGAGCATGTTAAAGCTCAGGCAAGAGCCTACCAAGAACTAATATACAAAGTATGTTTGATATATATTAAAAATGCTTTAAAATCTTATAAGGCTACTTTAATTCAAGATTTATCTGGTCAAGGTAGCGAGGATTTAGCAAAAATAATTAAAGGTATTTAATATGGCAATTACATCTACTCTGACAACAAGCTTTAAAGTAGAGCTTTTGACTGGAACTCATAACTTTACCAATTCAAGTGGTAATAGTTTTAAACTGGCTTTATATACAAGCTCAGCTACTCTAGGAGCTACTACAACTGCTTTTACTACGACTGGACAAGCTAGTGGTACTAACTATACTTCAGGCGGAGCTGCGTTAACTAACGTAACACCATCTGCTACAGGAACTACTGCAGTTACAGACTTTAATGATCTAACTTTTAGTACAGCTACAATTACAGCAAGAGGCTGTATGATTTATAACGATACAAACGGTGATAAATCAGTAGCAACTATAGACTTTGGTGGAGATAAAACTTCTACCGCAGGTGATTTTACAGTAGTATTTCCAGCAAAAGCAGCGTCTACGGCAATTATACGTATAGCTTAAAATGCCTCAGTACCTAAACGGCTGGGGTCGAGGCACATTCGGTCAATTAGGTTTTGGTGAAGGCTCAATACCAGTCGAGCCAACTGCACCCGCTGCAGGTACAACTGGAACTCCCGTTGCGGCAGTCAATGCCCAAGCAATAGCTTCTGTAGGTGGTGTAACAGCTACTTTAGGATCTTTAAGTGTAACCATTCAAGCTGAAGCTAATGTACCTGTTTCAGGTGTTTTAGCCGCAAGTTTACTAGGTACAGCAACCACAACATCAGTCAATAATATATCCGTAACTGGTATAGCAACAACATCTGCTCTTGGAACAATAACTCTTTCAACGGTTAATAACATATCCGTAACGGGATTTGAAAGCACATCAGCGCTTGGAACCACATCTTTAGTTACCAACAACAACATATCAGTATCAGGACTTGCAGCATCATCTGCTGTAGGAACGCCAACCTTTATATTAGTTAATAGCGTACATGTTGACGGCGTTGCAGCAACTGGAGCTGTTGGCAGCTTAACTGTAAATGCCAAAGCAAATATAGTTCCAGAGTTAAACGCTATGACAGGATTTGTTGGGGATGTATTGGTTTGGGGTCTTGTAGATGAAGACCAAACCCCATCATACTCACCAGTTGATGAAAGTCAGAGTCCGTCTTATACTACAGTATCAGATACACAATCTCCAGATTGGGATGAAGTTGCTGCATAAATACTATATAATTTTTACGAGGAATAAAAATGGCAAGCACATACGTAAATGACTTAAGACTTAACGAGTTAGCAACAGGTGACGGAGCTGGAACTTGGGGTACTACTACTAATACAAACTTAGAGCTTATAGGTGAAGCCTTTAGTTATGGTACTGAAGCAATAACAACTAACGCTGATACACATACAACAACTATAGCTGACGGGGCAAGCGACCCAGGCAGGTCTATGTACCTTAAATATACAGGTACTTTAGACTCAGCTTGTACTATTACTATTGGCCCTAACACCGTTAGTAAAATGTGGTTTATTGAAAATGCTACAACTGGCTCTCAAAATATAATCATTTCCCAAGGTAGTGGAGCTAACATAACTATTCCTGCAGGAGATACTAAAGCAGTTTATTCAGACGGAGCAGGAAGTGGAGCAGCATTTGTTGACGCTTTTGCTAGTCTTAGCGTAGTAGATTTAAAAGTACAAGACGATTTAACCGTAACTGACGATATGACAGTTGGCGGTACTTTAGGAGTAACTGGAGTTTTAACAGCTACCTCCCTAGACATTTCAGGCGATATAGACGTAGACGGAACTACTAACCTAGACGTAGTAGATATAGATGGTGCTGTAGATATGGCTAGTACCTTATCTGTAACAGGTGCTATAACAGGCACACTTGGTACAGCAGCTCAACCTAATATTACGAGTCTTGGAACTCTTACAGGTTTAACAACTACAGGTGATATTAACTTTGGCGATAACGACAAAGCAGTCTTCGGAGCAGGTTCAGATTTACAGATTTATCATACTGGTAGTAATAGCTTTATAGCAGATGTTGGAACAGGTGTATTAGATATACAAACAAATGGTACAGAAATACAAATGACTAAAGGCGGAGCTGAGTTAATGGCTAAACTTGTGCCAGATGGTGCAGTAACGCTTTACTACAACAACGCACCTAAGATAGCCACCACCTCCACAGGCATAGACGTAACAGGTACAGCCACAATGGATGGGTTGACTGTTGAAGGCTCTAATGGGAACTTTGAAGTAACCACAACAGGCAACTCAGTAAATATGACAAGGTCAGGTAATAACTTTATCACAGCCTCAAATGCTTCTGGTGATTTGTATTTAGGTGCTGGTGGTAAGTCATTCCTAAAAATTGATAATGTCGGAGACATCTCCTTCTACAACTCAGCAGGAACTAGCCAAGCTCTTTTCTGGGATGCTAGTGCTGAAAGTTTGGGTATTGGAACGACTAGTCCTTCATATAAATTGTCTATAGCAGATACCACACAAGCAGGAACAACCGTTCAGTTATTTAGAACAGGCTCTGCTGCTGGTTCTATGTTTATTAATGGTGGTCTTGCATTTGGTGCTGATGGTGGGAATGGTGATACGCAGAGGATGGTAATTTCTTCTAGCACAGGCAATGTTGGAATTGGAACGACATCTCCTCTTGGCAAACTTACAATTTCTAATGCAGCAGGTGCAAATGCACCAACAACTGTAACAGCAGCTAATACTTACTTACAGCTTGGTAGTGATGATTATGGTGCATCTAACAATGGTAAGTTTATGATTGGCTTTGGTTATACCGATGCTACTAACACAAACTCTCCTGCTTATAT